CACATATTAAGCGTGGAGTTTATAGGGATTTCAAAAACATACTTGAGCAATGGAACATTTGGGATGAAAAGGATTTCCGATACACAGATTTTATTTATACGTTTAAGAACGGCTCTTATATTGAGTTATTTGGATTAGAAGACCCAGATAAAGCAAAAGGACCAGCAAGGGATATACTATTTGTAAACGAGGCAAACCTAATTAGTAAGGCTTTGTTTGACCAGCTTTTAATTCGTACAACTGGACAATCATTCTTAGACTGGAATCCAGCCGACTTTATTTCTTGGGTTTATGAGGTAGCCGATAACCCAAAGAACAAACGGATTCATTCTACTTACCTAAACAACATCTCAAACCTTAGCGAAAGCCAAATAAGAAACATTGAGCAATACAAAGACTTACCAGATGACTTTATGTGGAAGGTTTACGGATTAGGAGAACGAGGGTCGGCAAAAGAAATTATTTACACTCAATGGAAGCAATATGATGTAGCACCTGAAGGAGATGTGTTTTATGGCTTGGACTTTGGTTATGTTCACCCAGCTGCACTTATAAAGGTTACACATCACGAAGGACAAAACTACTTTGAGGAGATTATTTACCAAAGCGGACTTACTCTTAGCGACTTATCAAGATTGATTAAAGAGAAGTTACCAGAGAGAGCCACAATATATGCCGATGCAGCCGAGCCTAAATCAATTGAGGAACTTTACCGACAAGGCTTTAATATTAAACCAGCACAAAAGGATGTATGGGCAGGTATTGTAAAGATGAAATCTTATCCAATAAACTTGCACTACAATAGCAAAAACCTAAGAAGGGAGTTTATGTCTTACAAATGGAAAAAGGATAAAAACGATAACGTAATAGAAGAACCTGTAAAGGCAAACGATGACTTGATGGATGCTTGTAGATATGCCGTGTTTACGCATCTAACCAAGCTAAAATTTGAGGTGTCGGTATTTTAGGATAAATTGTCTAACTTTGTTAAAATTCATATATAATGGGATTACTTGACTTTTTTACTAAAAGACAAAAACTATCAACTGTTTTACCACAGATACCTTTTAACGGACAAGTAGCAATACAACAAGGAATAATAACTTGGCAAGGTGGAGATAACATTAGTTTTGTTCGTGATGGATATTCTGCAAATGACATAGTTTATTCTATCGTAAAATTAATTACGGATAAAGCAAAACTTGCTCCATTCCACGTTTACAAAGTGGTTGATGAAGTATCTGCAAAGAAATACAAGGCTTTAATAAGCCAACCAGATAAGATTGAGAATTGGAAAGATGTACAAAAGCTACACAAGAAAGCCTTTGAATTATACACAGGCGATGCAAGACTAAACGAGTTATTAAAATACCCTAATGAAGAAGATACTTTTGGCGATTTCGTAGAGGCTTGGTGTTCGTTTAAGTTAATCACAGGTAACTCTTTTGTTTACGCAAAAATGATTGAAGGTGGTAACAATGAAGGCAAACCTTATGAAATGTTTGTGCTACCTTCTCAATATATGTACGTGTTAGCCAATATTCAAAACTTCCCTCCAACGATTGCTGGGTATCAATTGAATTATGGTCCACTTTGGAACTTTACTAAGCAAGAAATATTACAAGATAAATACTTTAATCCACAATGGAATACTACTGGGAATCAACTATATGGTCAATCTCCTTTGATGGCTGCTGCGAGAAACTTGACTCGTTCGAACGAAGCGAAGACAGCAGCAGTTGCTTCCTTCCAGAATGGTGGTCCAGCTGGAGTGCTATTTATGAATGATGAACGCTTTGACCCTATTAGTGGAACACAACAAGCACAAGCACTTAAAAGAGCAGTAAGCGAGAAAAGTGGCTCTGCTAACTTTAATTCAATTGCAGTTAGTGGTTACAAAGTAGATTGGAAACAAATCGGATTAAGTCCTGTTGAATTAGATATCATTGAGAGTGAGAAGTGGGATATGAAAGCACTTTGTAATATTTACGGAGTACCTTCTCAATTATTAAACGATGCTGATAACAAGACTTACAACAACCAAAGAGAAGGAGAGAAAGCATTGACAGTAAGATGTGCAATTCCTTTGTTAGTTGGTATTAGGGATAACTTAAATAGAAAATTACATTCTGATTGGGGATATAGAAACACAGATATTTATGTTGACTTTGACCCAACTGTTTATAGCGAATTAGAAGCAAACAAAGCAGAGCAAGTTGAATGGTTAGATAAGGCTTGGTGGATTGCACCTAAGCAAAAAATGGATATTATGGGATTAGAGATTCCACCATATATAGATCAAACTGAAATGGAAAAATTATATATTCCTTCAAGTTTACAAGCACCAGATGAGTTTCAACCATTAACATTACCAAATGAATAGCCAAGACATCATAGATAAGTTATTTGATTTAAAGGTTGACCTTAAAGCTGACCTCAACGAAATGGTTGATGAAGTTTACGCAAAGTATCACGATACTGTGAATATGTCTTATAGCGAATTAGAGGCTTGGAGTAAGACTGAGTGTTCAAAGTTAGCATCATTAGATAGAAGTCCAATAAACCGAAATTTGAGGCTATTAAGCACCAAGAAAGCTGATTGGGGTGCAAATGAGTTAAAGTCGGCTAACAGAACGATTAGCTTTGTTAGTAGAATGAAGAATATGGAGCAAGGACAACCTGTAAACAAAACTTGCCCATCTAAGAGGGATATATCCTTAAAGAATTGGGCATACAACCCTAATAAATGATTTGGCAAGACTATAAAAAACTATATGCAAACGCATTAAAAACCTATTCGCCAAAGTTCAAGAAAGAACTACAAAGGCAAGTAGACACTTATTGCAATACCCAAGATTTAAACGCAATAAGCGACAAAAAGATAAAAAAGACCATCCAAAACCTACATATTGCAATGGGTGTTAAGATGGCACAAATTTCGGAGAAGATTGTTTCTAAGTCGGTTAAAGGATATTATGGTCCAGAGGAGTTTAAAAATAAGCAAACGGATTTGTTTACTTATGTAATGTTAACTTATCTTGAATTAAAAGGGTTAGATAATATTGCGGCAGAGATAACACAAACGACTAAAAACCAAATTCAACAATACTTGATAAGGTCTGTTGATGAAGGTTTAACGATGCAAGAAACAATCAAGCTATTAAGAACGGCTGGGATAACCGATTATAGAGCAGAGATGATAGCAAGAACGGAAACAGGAAGGGCAGCGAACATTGGCTCAATGGTAGGAACGGCTGCAACTGGTCTTGTAACTATGAAGGAGTGGATAGCTGCGAGAGATAACCGAACAAGGCGAGTGCCGAGAGATATGTTTGACCATTTAAGTATGGATGGAACTAAAATACCTTATGATGAAAAATTTAATGTTAAGACTAAGAATGGAGGTTTTGAGCAAATGTTACATCCTTGCGACCCAAGTGGAAGTGCTGGGGATGTTATCAATTGCCGTTGTACGTTAGGCTATGAAGCCGTGCGAGGCGAAGATGGAAAGCCTAAAAGGTTACAGGATAACCCACCGAGAGGCGATATGGGGTTTGTATGGAATTTGATAAATAATGTGGCTTTGATGCAAATTTCTAATTTAATAAGAGATTTGTTAGCAGATTAAAAAAAATTAATAACTTTGTTCTATGAGTAAGATTGAAAACAAAAGCTACAATGATATGATTTTGGATATAGAGCCAGAATCAAGAACAGTAAAAGCGTGTTGGTCAAGAATTGGTAACGTTGATTTAGACAATGATATTATCGTTGCTGAAGCGTTTACCAAGACTATCAAAGAACGTGGACCAAAAGGCAAGAATATGATTTGGTCTTTAGTAGACCACAAAGCTGATATGGCACACACTTTAGGTAAGCCTAAAGAGTTATACATTGAAGGCGATATGCTTGTTGCGGTTACTGACTTAATAGAAACTGAATGTGGCGAAGATGCTATCAAGTTATACGAAGCTGGTTTAATCAATCAACACTCAATTGGTTTTAGTACGTTGAAGTCGGATGTAAACCAAAAGACTGGAGTTCGTACTATCACGGAATTAAAACTATATGAAGGTTCAGCGGTTCTTTGGGGTGCTAATCCAGAAACACCAACATTGGGTTTCAAGGGCGAGTTCAAAGAAACAAAAGAAAATTTATCAATAAGATTAGAAAACTTGATTAAGGCATTTAGAGGTGGTACATTCACAGATGACACTTTTGCTTTGATGGAGATTCAAATAAAACAAATACAAGCTGAGTTATTAGCTTTGGATATTACTGAAACAATCACTCAACCCGCAGAAGCAGTTGAGCCGACACCAGTTGTAGAGGAAAAGAATAACGAGGAAGTATTAAAGGCAATTAAACAATTTAACAATCTATTTAAAAAGTAAAAAATGGAAAACGTAATTAATGAAATGGCTGAGAACCTTAAAGGTTTTCAAGCTAACGCAGAAGCACAAATCAAAGAAGTGTCTGCACAAATAACTGTCGTAAAAGACGAGTTACAAAAACAAATTGACGGACAATTAGCTGCACAAAAGAAAGCTGCTAAAAGAGAAGTTAAATTTATGGATGAAGTTATCTTAGAAAAATTAGATGGCAAGTTTGACGAAATGGAGAAGTCTTTAAAGAATAGCGGTAAATTCCGTTTAGACTTAAGCGATGTTAAGACTATGACTTTAAGTGGTAACTTAACTGGAGATTCAGTAGCAACTTATGCTCCTAATCCAGCTATCCAACCTTCTCAAAGTTTAAACTTTAGAGATTTAATCCCTACTGTTAGAAGTGAGACTGGATTGTATGTTTACTATCGTGAGAACTCTGGTTTGACTAACAATATTGCTGCTCAAACAGAAGGTTCTAACAAAGGCGAGAACGATTACTCTTTAACAGAAGTTAAGGTTGTAAACGATTACATCGCTGGTTTCTCTACTTTCTCTAAGCAAATGTTAAAGTCTTTACCATTTATGACACAGACTTTACCAAGAATGTTGACAAGAGATTTCTACAAAAAAGAGAACTCTATCTTCTTTACAACTGTATCTGCTGCTGCAACTGGTTCAACTACAACTGCTGAAACAGATGATTTGTTACAATTAGTAGATTATATCGGTAACCAAAAGGCTGCAAACTTTGTACCTTCTTACGCTTTAGTTTCTCAACAACAAATGGGAAAATTATTGAAAGCAACTATTGCTGCTGGTTATTATGCTGGTGCTGGTAGTGTTATCGTAAACCCTAATGGCGGTATGACAATCTGGGGAGTTCCTGTAATTTCTGCATCTTGGGTAACTAATGACAAAGTATTAATCTTTGATTCAAGCTACTTAGAGAGAGTTGAAGTTGAAGGTTTAGCTATTGAATTCTCTTACGAGAATGGCGAAAACTTCCAGAAGAACTTGGTAACTGCTCGTATTGAGTGTTACGAAGACATCAACTTAATGTTGACTACTTCTGCTATCTATGCTTCAATTAACGCATAGTTCTAAGGTTTAGTAAATAAATGACCCCTACCAATTCGGTGGGGGTTTTTTATTGGAATAAATTAAGTAATTTTGTAAAAAAAGGATATGTCTTATTCTAATTATATTAATGACTTTAGTGCCGTTCCTATCGCACCAATAGTTGAGCCAGTTACTTTAGCCGAAGCAAAATTATATTGCCGTGTTACTACAAGTGCAGAAGATACCTTGATTAATTTAATGATTACACAAGCAAGAGAAGCTATCGAAGTAGCAACAGGATTGAGTTTAATATCAAAGACTGTTGTTGTTTGGTTTACAAATTGGGATGGTAGTTTCAATTTACCTTTTGGTCCAGTTAATAGTTTTACATCTTTGATAGACCAAAACGGAGATACTATTGATGCTGCTGATTACACTTTAGTTGGTGGTAAGTTCCCACAATTACAAAGACCTTCATTTCAAAACTTAAAGGCTACTTATGTGGTAGGTTACGCAACCATTCCAACTGACTTAAAGATTGCTATATTAGACCAAATATCTTATGATTACGAGAATAGAGGATTAGATGGCGATTCTGGTATTTGTGAGAAGTCTTGGAAAGCGTGTCAAAGATGGACAAGAATAAGCCCAATTTTATAATATGAAGTTAGGAAAAGCGAAAGCAAACTACGTTGATGCCAACACGATGACTCGTGAGGTTAAAATCTATGCTGCCACAAGAACAAGTGATGGTCAAGGTGGATATACTACCACATTTACCCTACAAGACACAGTTTGGGGTGATTTAAGACCAAATAATCAGGTTAGGGCAATAGGAGAGTCGGAATTACAATTTGACCGCTCTAATAGGCTTTTTATTCGTTTTGGAGTTACTATAAACGATTCGTATGAGGTAGAGGTTGAATCAATAAGATATACAATAGCTTCAATAACTAATGTTGAGAATCAAAATAGGTTTTTAGAATTAATAATTAATGCATAATGGCATTTGGAATTGACTTATCTGGCATACCAAGACTTGAAAAAAAGTTAAGTGATCTTAATAGTAAGATTGCTAATGATATAGCTAAAGAGATGTCAGCATCAACATTAAAGATTGAAAGGGATGCTAAAAGAAATGCTCCTGTAAATTTGGGTGCTTTAAGACAAAGCATTCACGCTACAAGTAAAGATAAATTAACGCATTATGTAGAAGTAGGTGTTTCTTATGGTGCTTATGTTGAATTTGGCACAGGTGGTAAGGTTTCAATACCAAATGGTTTTCAGGATTATGCTGCAACATTTAAAGGTAATAAAGGTGGTAGTTTAAATGATATGATTGAAGCGTTAACTTTGTGGGTAAAAAGAAAAGGGTTAGCTGGTACATATAGCGTAAAAAGTCAAAGAAGATTAGGTGGGAAAGCCGTACAATCATCACAAGATGAAAAGTTGGCAAGATTTTTAGCTATAAAAATATTGAAAAATGGTATTAGAGCGCAACCTTATTTAATACCAGCTTATGAAGCAGAAAAACCTAAATTAATAGAAAGATTAAAAAAGATATTAAATGCTTAACCCTAATATAGAAATAAAGAAGTGGTTTTATACTAACTTGACAAGTGCAAGTGGATTGGTTGTTTATGATGGTTTTGCTCCAGAGGGTGCTGGTGATGAGTATATTGTAATGACAGGTAGAACATCAAGCCAAGATCAAGGTAAAGCTGGATACACAAATAGTATTAGCATCGATGTTGATATTATTACAAAAAATGCTAACTTTGGTTATAAACGTGCTGAAGCTATAAGCGATTTAGTCTTGACGGCAATAAATTCGGACACCAATATAACATTGGCAAACGGATTCACGGCATCAAGTTTAAGTGTTGAAAGTGTAAGAAACTTAGACGGCTTAAGTCCTTTAGATAACGTTTTTAGAGTATTAATAACTTATAACATTATAATAACACAAATTTAAAATTAAATAAAATGCCAGAAACAAAAGTAAGCGCCAGAGATTATATCCTCTTAGCTGACATAAACAACGATGGTACGTTTTTACCAGTAGCTTGTTTGACTTCAAACTCTTTAACATCAACTAATGACACAATAGATGCAACATCTAAGTGTGGTAATGAGTACACTCCAGCACCTTCTTTTTCTCAATCATTTGAGTGTGAAGGTTTTGCGATTGATGAAACAGGTGTACCAGCTAAAGATAGCTACCAACAATTGTATGCTGCTCACGCTGCAAAGACTTTATTTGCAATTAAGATGGGTAAAGCAACTCCAACATCTGGTGATATTACTTATGGTGGTGTAGGTCAAAAAGTATTTATTAGCGATTTTGGTGTTACTGCTGATGATAAAGATGATGTTAAATTTACTGCAACTTTTGTAGTAAGTGTTCCTCCTATCACACAAACTGAAACTGCATAATAAATAAATAAAAAACTATGTACGAACTAAAGACTGACAACAACACAATCCACCTAAAGTGGGGAACTTGGGCAATGAAAAGGTTTTGCGAATTAGAGAATAAAAATCTAATGCAGCTAATTGAGGTTTTATCTGGAGGAATTTATGACTTAGATACAATCGTTCATATTGTACAAGCCGCAGCAGAAAGTGGATACAAGAGCCTTAAAAAGCCTATTGACTTTGATGAATTTGATGTGTGCGAATGGATAGATCAAGTTGGTGGGTTATCTGCAAAAGATGGACAATTGGTTGAGTTTATGAAATATATGCAAGACTCAATGACTCCAGATTTAAAGCCAGAGAAGGAAACGGATGAAAAAAAAAATTAGGGTTTTATAGTTGGGACTCAATAATTATTCTCGCTATTGAAGTTGGCTTAACGATTAACGAGTTTTGGCAATTGACGTGGCGAGAATTTTTGTTGTATAAAAAGGCTTATGATAATAAACAATTAAAGGAATGGGAAAGAACAAGGATGATTAGTTATTTGATTTATAAAGCTAATACAACTGATAAAAGTCCTAAAAGCATTAAAAGTTTCTTTCCTTTGCCAACTGATGAAGTTGAAGATGATAAGCCAAAACTAACACAAGAACAATTGGCAAGGACATTAAAGTTGTATGGAGTAAAATAATAAAATGGCACAAGAAACGTTAAAACTAACAATAACCGCTGACACGGCAGAAGCAGCAGCAAATTTGCAAAACTTTATTAAGACCTCTAAAGGCTTAAAAACTGAAATGCAAACTTTTGGTAATGTTAGCGGACAAGCCACAAATGCTTTATCAAATTTATCAAGGGTTGCACAAGATGCTCCTTATGGGTTTATGGGTATTGCAAATAACTTAAACCCTTTATTAGAATCATTCCAAAGATTAAAAGTTGAGGCTGGTAGTACAGGAGGTGCTTTAAAAGCAATGGCTGGTGGTTTAATGGGTCCAGCTGGTATTGGTTTGGCATTAGGTGCGGTTTCATCAATCATAGTTGCATTCGGTCCTAAAATAATGGACTTTATAAAAGGAACAGACAAGGCAACTGAATCAGAAAATAAGTTTGCAAAAAGTTTAATTGATGCAAGAGCAGAAGCAACTGAAACAGGAATTAAATTACAAGCATATTTAAATATAAGTCAAAATGCAAATGTAAGTGAGCAAAGAAGGGCAGAGGCATTTAAAGCAGTAGTTACAGAATTAGGTAAAGTAAATAAGGCTTATGCTTCAACAATTACTACTGTAGATCAAGCAAGAGCAGCAGTTGAATTATATACACAATCATTAGTAAATCAAGCAATAACATCAAAATATATTGATGAATTAGCTAATAAGACTATTGCATTAGCCGAAGCAAATAAAAAAATAGTACAATCTGGCAGAGATTATTATGATAATTTAGAAAAACAAAAAAATGCATATCAAGGAGTTACTGGTGTTGCAATTGGTTATCAACTTGCAATCTTAAATTCAAAAGATGCAAATAAAGAAGCAAGAATAGAAGCAGAAGGATTAAAGACTGAAATTATAGGATTAAGAACTGAAGTTGATAATTTATATGTTTCTGCTACTAAAGACCCTTTTTTTAAATTTACTAATGGTGCAAATGAAGCTGCTAAATCAACAAAGAAAGTAGCTGAAAATATACAAAAAATAGGTAAAGAAGCAAGACCAATTACAGAGGGAATGACTGCTCCTGTATTAATGCAAAGAGGTGCTGCTCCAACAATAACAAACCCAACAGGAAATGCACCATTGGGTGGTAGAACAAGCGGTTTTAACGCTATAAGTGCAACTCGTGATATAAATGAACAAGCTAAGGCTCAAGCATTATTAAATATGCAATTAGCCCAAACACAAGAAATTACAAACTTACTTGCTCCAGCATTTAATAGTGTAATTCAAGCTATGGTTATGGGAGAGGATATAGGATTAGCATTAGAACAAGCATTTAAGCAAATAGTTATTCAGTTAGTACAAATGGTTGCACAGGCTTTATTATTTAAAGCAATTATGGCTGGAATATCAGGAGGAACAAGTGAGATTGGTAGTTCAATAGGATCAGGTTTAGGAATGCTATTTGGAGGAAACGGAGGAGGACAATTTGTTCTAAAAGGTCAAGATTTACTATTAGCTACAAACAGAGCGCAAAAAGCATCTAATTTAAAAGGACAATCAATATCTTTAGCATAATGCCATACGGATTAAGATATACCATAAGTCAAATTCTAAGAAATGAGAATACTCAAACAGTAGAAATTTACGAACAAGATTACACGGCTGGTGTAGTAAAGACTTATACTCCAACTTCTATTATAATACAACCCAATTCAAGTCAAGAATTGCCTTACCCTACTATTATTAGTACTCAATTAAATATTAATATAATATTAGAAACAGAAGATGACTATACTCAATTTCCAGATGTACTTAGTAAGAATGATAGAAAATACTGGGTAATTTATAAAGAAGGTGCTAATGTTATCTGGAGAGGTTTTTTATTTAACGATTATGCTCAAATTGGTTTTAGTACAGGAATAAATGAAGCATCTTTAGTTTGTATTGATGCAATATCATTTTTAGAAGAACAAGTTTATATAGTAGCTGCAAGTATTAATACAACACAAAAATGGTCGGAAGTAATATATGATGCTTTACGTTTAATTGGTTATCCACAAGATTTATATTTAGTTATTGCTGCTTCTTTTTATGCAGATGGAATGTTAAATAGAGCCGATGGAACTGCAAATGAACCTTTTTCGCAAATTTATCAATATAGAAGGGATTTTGTAGGCTTAAGCTATTATGACATAATTACAAATATGTTAAGTACTTACAATTGCAGAATGTATCAAGCAAATGGCGATTGGTGGATTGCTTCAACAATGGAGGTTGCTGCTTCAACAAGGTATTACACAAAGTACAATGTAGGTTCTGTAATCACAATAAATAGTTCTGGTTTATTAGATAATGTTATTAATATAGCACCTTATCAAGATGGCAATGTTCATTTTATAGATAATACACAAACAAAAATATTAAGAAAGGGATTTTATAACATTCAGTTAAGAAATAGATATACTTCCCCAATTAATTTAATACATAATGCAGACTTAAAAGCAACCTTTGGAACTTCGCCAAACTTGGGTGCAACTGGTTGGTTTACTACATTAACAGGAACGGCTCAGGCTTATGTAATAGACTATCCAAATGAACAATTTAATAGTTACTTTTTATCAGCTGGAACAGGAGATGCATATTTAGAAATATTAGGACCATCTTCATCTTATTTATATACTCCTTATCTTGGTGGATTCCCCACAAGTTTAAAAATAGAGCATAAAAATAATGTTGCTATTAAGATACAAATAGCTTTATTAAATACAGGATCAGGAAATAAATATTTAGATAATAGCGGAAATTGGCAAACAAATTCAAATACTTATATAACTTTCCCAGCTTGGGATGGAAAAAATGATTGGTCAACTTTTAGCTTAACTATTCCACCATTTTTAGTTGGTGTTTTTAACACTACTTTTTTAATGGGTTATTTAAATGTTAAAATACTTTGCGATACCAATAGTACAGAAGTTAGAAATTTTGTATTAACACAAGGACAAACAGAAGTGCAATATGCGGTAGTAAATAACTCTGCTACAAATGACCAATCAACTGCAAAAGTGTTTGAAATACCTTATGGACAAATTTACCCTACAACAACTAATCAACAAGTTCTAACTTTAGGTTCTTTGTACGATGCTAATGGGGTATTTTTAAGAGATTGGTATTTTGAATATTTAGATATTGATAGAACTCTAACCCTTACTTTTTTAGCTTATCAGTATGTTAAGAATTATCAAAGGAATATAGCTACTTTAGAAGGAGATTTGGGAGCAATACAAGCAGACAATGGATATATTAATTTAGATAAGGTATATACTGTAACTGATTCATCAAGTGGTAATTTGTCATATAGTGGCAAAAAGTTTGCTATAAATAGATTAAGTACTAACTCGTATTTTGAACAAGTAAATGGGATTCAATTAATAGAGATTTTTAATAGTGATGAAGCGGTCTTTACATTTATTGAATATATTACAGATACTGGTCAACTTGGTCCTTTTTGGAACTTAAACTTTAATATAAATCTTTAACTTTGTAATATGGCAGCAGTAATAGGAAATAACGTAATGCTTTATTGGCATAGGACAGATGTAGACCCAGAGGTAGATGTTGCTTTTGCTTGTAGTACAACTTGTACTTTTAATGTAAGTGTAGAACAAAAAGAGGTAACAAGTCAAACAAGTGCTTGGTTTAGACAATTTAAGAACGATATAGCTACTTGGAGTGTAACTTGTGATGGATTAATTACTTTGAGTGGTTTCTCTTATTTGTTTATGTTAGAAAAGCAGTTAGCAAGAGAGCCAATAGAGATTAAGTTTGTTGTAGATAATGGAGTTGATGGGTTGGTTATTATAGCTGGTACTTGTAATATTTCAAGTTTAGCAATAAACGCACCTCAAAAAGATGTGGCTACTTACAATATTAGCCTTCAAGGTAGCGGAGCATACAATACAACAGGAACAAGCATAGACCCAGAAGGAATTATCATAGTAGGTGCAAACCCTGTCAAGACTAAAGGTTACACGGCAAGTGGTGGAGAAACATCAATTACATTTGCGGACACGATTGGTTACAATTGTCTTTACGTTTCAAGAGGTGGTGTGGATGCACAAAACATTTTAACAAGCGGAGTTCCAACTGGAGATGATGTGAAGTTTGTGAGTGCGACAGGAGTTCTTACTTTTGGTAGAGCATTAGCAGCTGGAGAATATATTAGAGGATTATTTCAATAAAATATTATGAGTCAATTACAAGTAACAGGAGATGCAAAGATAAGATCAATACAAGGTCCAGTAGTGGCTAATAGTGGGGTAATAACCGCTTTAGATGGAGATGCTTCTCAATATGTACGAGGAGATGGTACTTTAGCGGATTTTCCTACATCAACAGGTGGAGGTAGTTCAGTTTCTTATTATCTTAACTCAAGCGTAAGTCAAGGTACTATTGGAGGGGTTGCTTATAGACAATTAGGCAAAACACCTATAATTGGTGCTGGAACTGATATTACTATTTCGGCTAATGGATATGTAGCGAGTTACATAACTGATGCTAATGACCCAGCTTTATTAGAAGTACCAGCTGGAAACTTTAATTGTGAGTTCTATTTTAGTGTAAACAATAATTCCCACAATCCTTTTATTTATGCAGAGGTTTATAAGTATGACGGCTCAACTTTTTCTTTAATAGGTACAAGCGTTGGAGTTCCAGAGTATTTAAGTAATGGAACAACATTAAGTCCTTATTATTTTGCAATACCTGTTTCTCAAACTGTTTTAACTATAACTGATAGAATAGCTATTAGAATATATGTAAACGTAGATGGTAGAGTTGTTACTTTACACACCGAGAATGGACATTTGTGTCAAGTAGTTACAACTTTCTCTAAGGGATTGACTTCGTTAAATAACTTAACAAGACAAGTACAATTTTTAGGCACAGGAACAAGTGGAACGGACTTTAACATATCAAGTGCAACGGCTACTCATACTTTTAACCTTCCTGTGGCTTCGGCTATAAATACTGGTAAGTTAAGTTCAACGGATTGGAGTACTTTCAATTCAAAGCAGAACGCTTTAACTAACCCAATAACAGGAACAGGAGCAAGTGGGAATGTAGCTTACTTTGATGGTACAACAAGCATAACAAGTGAGGCAGCTTTTAACTACGATGCTTCTACTAATAGACTTGGTGTTAATACTTCACTACCAAATGCGACTATCGGAGCAAACGCTGGGATTGATAGCGGTTATTCTTTGTTGCTTAAAAATGATAACGCAAACTACAATGGTATTGGATTCGCAACTGATTCAACATACGGCAACTTAATCTCAACTGAAAAGTTAGGAACGGCTTTAGCAAGAAATTTAACCTTGTTAAACCAAAGCGGTTATATCTCTTTAACGGAGGCTGGTAACTTAGGAGTAAATATCTTAAACCCTAACAACGGAATAGACATTTACAATAGTTCTAATAGCTTCTTATGGCTTCATACGGCTAACTCTGGCATAACAGGAACGGATGGTGTTAGATTGGCTTTATTTAGCACTAATACGGCTAATTTAAGAAACTACGAAGGTGCTTTTAGTATTACGGCTGAAGGCGATTTCTCAATCATCACAATAGGTGCTGAAAACTTTAGAGTAAATAGTGCAGATGGTAGTATTTATCAATCTAAGGTTGCTAATGCTTTACTTAAATCTGTTAGTGGGGTAATTACTGCTGCCGTTGCTGGTACTGATTATCAATCACCAATTAGCTTAACAACAAGTGGGTCAAGTGGTGCTGCAACTTTTATAAGCAATACTTTAAACGTACCTAATTATACTTTAAGTGGATTAGGTGGTGTTCCTACATCAAGGACTTTAACAATTAATGGAACTGCTTTTGATTTGAGTGCTGATAGAAGTTGGACTGTTGGAACAATGGGTGGTAGTGGTACAAGCGGTCAAGTGGCTTATTTTAATGGTACAAATAGTATTACATCTGAAGGTGGATTTATATACGATGCATCAACAAATAGATTAGGAGTAAACACAAGCGTTCCTAATGCGACAATAGGTGCTGATTCTGCTTTAGATGGCGGATATGGTTTATTAGTTAAAACAGGTTCATCTAACTATAACGGAATAGGAATCGCAATAGATTCTACTTATGGTAACACAATAGAAACGGCTAAATTAGGAACTGCATCTGCAAGAAACTTGACTTTACTTAACCAAAGTGGATTTGTTTCACTTACTGAATCTGGTGCTTTTGGTGTCGGTATATTGACTCCTAATAACGGAATAGATATTTACAATAGCACTCAAAGTCAATTATGGCTACATAATAACGCAAGTGGTCTTACTGCTACCGATGGAGTAAGATTAGCTTTGTTCAATAACTTATCTGCTAATTTAAGAAACTTTGATGGTGGATTAAGTTTAACTGCTGAGGGAGATTTCTCAATTATAACTATCGGAGCAGAGAATTTAAGAGTTAATAGTGCAAATGGATTTGTAGGAATAGGAAATCCAGCTACTTTAACTTCTTTATTAACTGTTAATGGTTCTATTACTCAATCAGTAACATCTGCATTATTAAAAACGAATGCGAGTGGTACAATTGTAGCTGCGGTTGCTGGAACGGACTATATTGTTTCAAGTGGTGTTAGTGGAACAACAGATTATATTCCAAGATTTACAAGTTCAACAACAATAGGCAATAGTGATATATCTCAAGATGCAACATTTGTTACTTTAAATAGTAGAGCATTAAGTGCGCCAAGAATGAGATTAAATACTCTTTACGATAATGCAAGTTTAAGTATTAATGTTTTTGGTCAAACATATATGGATAGTAGAACAAGTAGATTATACCAAACGTTTAATCTAAATGGTATTACTAACTATATGCATATATATGACCCATTTACTTCTGCTAATGCAAATGGTGGTTTCTCAATAGGCGCATCAAGTTCAATTACTTTGTTACCTTCTACTTCAATTATGCACATTGATGGTGTAAATAGTAGAGTTGGTATTGGGACAACTGCTCCAAGCGCAACTTTATCTGTAAGTGGTACAAGTTATTTTAGTAGTTCAGTTACAATAGCTGCTGGTAATTTTTTACTTGGTGGTTCAAATAGATTATTATATTCTAATGGTTCAACTGCAAATTATATTTATTCTGGTGGTTCAGATGGATTAAGAGTAATGAATCAAGCTGATAGTGCTATTTTAGTTACAATAGCTAATACTGGTGCTGCTACATTCTCAAGTAGTGTAAACGTACAAAACTTTTTAACAGTTTCCGCAACTTCAACTTTATTAGCTCCTACTTCTGGTAAGTCTATTGAAATGGTATATAGGACAGATGGTGCTAATGATTATGGTTTTATTCAAGCATATGATAGAACCGCAGGTGCTTTTAAAAGACTTGACATTAATTCAGTAATGACTATACTACCAAGCGGTAACGTTGGAATCGGAACGAGTAGTCCAAGTGCAAGATTACATGTAGCAAATTCAGCAGGTGGAGTAGTAGGATTTTTCCAATCAACTGCTACAAATGGTGAAGCTCAAATTTCAATACAAGGAAGAAATTCAAGTGCTGTTGTTCGTGAAGCAATTTTTAAATATGATAATACTGATATATTTAGAATAGGAACGGCATCTGCAATTGCAATACGTTTTGAAACAAGTGATATAGAACGAATGAGAATCACATCGGGGGGTGATTTATATGCAAATCAAAGTACTTTC